ACGGCCGCCGGGTTGAGTTGACCCAAATTCAGCCCGCTACCAAGCGAAAACGAGTCCTGGCCGCCAAAGGCTTCTTCGAAGGATTGCAGCGGACTGGCCTTACCTCCGACCCGCTCAAAATGCTTTTTGAATCGCTCCTCGCGGACCGTCAGGGATTTGTCAACGGCCGCATTCTGGGCCGCTAACTCCTGCTCTTGACGGAGAGTCTCTTTGCCATACAGGGCCTCAATCTTCAGCGCGGCCTGCTGATTGGCGAAACTCTCATCCCCTTTGGCCGCGATAACTGCCTGCCGCTCGGTTTCGATTTGCTGGAGCCGCGTTTGCAGTTGGGCATTTTGGTTGGCCGCGATCTCGGCGTCGACTTGCTGGCCCTGACTCTTGCGCAATTGCAGGCCCTGCAGTTGCTGCTCCAGCAGTTGGAGTTCCAATCCGGCGATTTGCTGCACCTGACTGTTTTTGTCAGCGGTGATAGCGGCTTCCAGTTGCTGCTTTTGCTGGGTGAGCGCGTTGATTTTTTCCTGGGCGGCCGTCTCCTCAACAAGCCCGTCTTTACGGGCCGTTTGCAGGGATTTGATGCCCTTTTCAATGGCCAGAATCTTCTCGCTGTTGGTGGACACTTTTGCCAGGCTGGACTCGATCGAGGAGTTGATTCCCTCGAGTTTGCTGTCCGCCGCAGCGTTGCCCTCGGCGGCAGCATCTGTCACTGCGCTAACCGCCGCTTCACCCAGTGCCAGGATGTCGTCCAGTGCCTGCTGCAGGTCCTGCCGCTCTTTGTCGCGGATGGATTTCTTTACCGCAGCGGCCCGCTCTTGAAGCGCGACCTCTTCCTCTGTGCCGGCTTTTACAGCCGCAATCCGCTGATTGATAAACGCCAGTTCGTCGGTCAGGCTCTCGCCGTTGATTGCCTGTTTCCGGCGAAAAGCCAACTCCTGGCCGGCAACTTCCTTGGAAATGGCGTCCTGTTGCTGCTTTGCGATCTGGTCGACAATTTGGCCACGCTCCTGGACCAGTTTAATCTGTTCCTCAATCAGGCCCTTCTGGATGTCCGTAGTTTTCGGGTCGGCCAGTTTGCCCAGTAGCGCGTCAAGGTCTGACGTCCCAGCTTTCGCCGCCGAGGAGTTGGCTTGAATTTGCGCCTCGACGTCTTGCAGGGCCCTGTTTAGCGCCTGCGCGCTGCCCACCGATTCTGCCAGGTTGAGGAATTTGATCAACTCCTTGCTGGCAGCCGTGGCCTGATTGATGGGGTCGGCAAATTGAGCAAAAACACCGATAAACTTCTCGATGATGAATTTTTCCTGGCCCAGGCGATTCATCTCGGCGCGCAGTTCTTTGATCTTTGGTTCCAGGCTGCCGGCCCCTCCGCGAATAGCCTCAAGATTGACGCCGTATTCTTTCAGGGCCTCGGCGGCCTTATAAAATTGGCCGGCCTCACTCGCGCCGTTTTCTATGATGTCCTGAGCCTCGGCAAAGAGTTTGAATTTTGCCTTGGTGGCCTCGGCCTCGGTGGCGACGTTCTTGAATTTGTCCTTGAGCGTGTCGACCGTCTCGCCGGAGTCGGTTAGGGATTGGACAAGTTCCGCCGCAGACAGATTGTTGAAAGCCTTCTGCAGTTGCGCGAACTGTGCGCTGCTACTCGCGACAATGCCAACCGTGACGCCGACTTCTTTGCCGGCCGCGTTGATAACGCCCAGGGAGTCGCGGAAAATCTTGTTGAAAGAGGCGTTTCGTCGCGATGCCTCAGTGACGGCGTTGCCGAACGCTATGGCGCGCTTTTCGTAGTCTGAGATGGCCGCTCCCGCCGCGAGGGCAGCCGTCCCTGCAATCGCCAGGGCAGCGCCAACCGGGTTGAGGGCAAGGGCCGTCATGGCGTTTCTGGCGGCCGTGGCGGCCGTGGCCAGGGTGCCGAAGGATGTCGCCAGGAGGGTGTTGCTGGCTGCCGCCTTGGCCACGCTGGGGCCAAATGATGCGATGGTGGTCTGCAGGAGGATCATTGTCGTCACCAGACCTGCGCCGGCCGTTCCGATGGCGGCCAACCCGGCGACGAAAACTGTCCCGGCTGCAATGGCTGTTTTTATCGGCGCAGGGATATCGTTCGCTGCGTCCAGGAGTCCGGCGATACCTCGGGCCGCTGCCGTGGCCGCAGGCACCAAGGTTTGGCCCAGGGAGGCGGCAAGGTTGGTGGCAGCGTCCCCGGCGTTGCTCACGGCACCGGCCAGGGTGTTCGCCTGCCGGGCAGTGGCGTCACCGAATCTGGTTTGGATGAGTTTTACCAGAGCGTTTCGGTTGCGCTCGATGTCCGCTTCGGCATGGGATAGGGATCCGGCGACCTTGCCCTGTGCGGCACCAAATGCCACGAGGTCTTTGGTAGTGATGGCGTATTGGTCTTTGAGTGAAAGGAACCCATCGGCAGAACCTGACGCCGCTTTAGACAGCACCAGGGTGGCTTCGGGCAGCGTTTTGCCCAGTGCGGCAGCTAGGTTGGCCGCCACGGGTAGCAGTCCCTGGATGTCCTGCTTGAATCCGCCCAGGGTAGCCGCTGCGTCGACAATGCCCTTAACATCAAACGGAGTGCTGGCCGCGAACTTCTTCGCAAACTCAAAGACCGAATTCGCCTCCCTGACAGATCCTGTCACAGAAACAAGTTTGGCCTGCAGTTGCTCGAACGAACTGGCAGCCTGCAGAGTCCCAGACGCAAGATTCTTGAAAACACCGGAAACCTGACTGGAAAGAGTCCCAATCCGGTCCCCGATATCTCCAATCTGCAGCGCCTTGATGCTCCCGGCCGCCTTTCCAAGGTCGCCGGCCATGCCCTTTAGATCGGCGCGCACCTGCCCAATGGACGCCTTAAACTGGTTGGTATCCAGTTCAAGCTTTGCGCTGATTTTTCCGATCTCTGCCACCGAACATGCTCCTCAGCGCGTGATGTGCGGCCTTCCCAGAAAGTATCTGAGGGCCGTCGTAGTTGCGTTTGTTGTGCGCGTTGACTAACGCGACATATTCCGACACGGACATAGCCCAGAACTGATCGGCGCTACGCCCAAAAAGAACCGTGGCTACATAGAGTCGGTCCCCCCAGTCCCATCGGGAACCGGGGGAACAGGAGGGTTTACGGGTGCGGCCTCCTCGTCAGATTTGATCGCGAGGGCGTCATAATAGGACGCGATCAGCCGCTTGCGAAAGTCCGGCCAATCCGGCCCGATGGGGAGTTTGGAAACGAACTCGCAGAAAGTCAGCGTTGGCGAGGTCTGGCGCTGTTTCCAGGTTGCAGACCATGCCAATTCCCATATGCAATCCCAGGACCAATTCTGTTTTTCCATCTTGGTCAGGACTGCGATCGGGTCGGTCATGATCTGTCGTGCGCACAGCTCGAGCAGGGCACCGTGATCGACGGTAAACGTCCACGGTGCCCCGTCGAGTAGCAGTTGGCTAAACGACGGGGCGCGGTAAATCACTTACCGTTACACCGTGGTGAAGTTAATGATGCTGGGGGCGGCCAGCATGTTGCCGGCCAGGTCGCGAACGCCGGCCGCAATGGCTACGTGCTCCTTGGTGCCGGTCAGGGATGCGGTCGGGTTGAGGGTTACGACAAAGGTCGAGGAGTTGTAGCTCACGGCCGCCGCAACTGCAGGGGTATTGGTGACCGAAGTTACCTCGAAGAGGTTGAATTGGCCGGATTCGAACTGGATTGCCTCCGAGAAGGTCCAGGTTACGTTTGCCGTGATGGCTACGCCGGTAGCAGCGTCGGCCGGGGAAGTGCTGGAAACAGTCGGGGCAGTGGTGTCGGATGCTCCGGCAGTCACGGTGTCGACAGTTTCATTCTCGATGATCTCGGCGAATTGATTGTCGGAGAGTCGAGCCACGCCTTCCCAGTCCACTTGCAGAGTGGCATACTCCTCGAACGCGAGGTTGTATTGGAAGTTGGTCATCTTGGCCTTGTGGATTCGGAAGTGAATGTCACCTCCGGCCGCGTCGCCGCCACCGCGATACAGGCATTGGACATCGAACTCAAAGTAGTTCGGCAGGTCGTCGCCGGAGATGGTGTAAGTGGCCTTTTCGCTCGGACTCGATCCGGTGTAGGCAGCAGAACCGCCCAGCAGAACTTCGAAAACCTCAAAGTCCATCTGGATAACGAACTGTCCGGTGAGTTTCTTCAGTTTGCTGAAAATATCCAGCGTGGTTCCGTCGCCGGGCAACTCAGCCGATACAAATTCGGGCTGAATGGTGAACGACTGCACGCCCAGGGCGTCCAGCCAACTCCCGTATACCGTGCTGCCAGTGCTGTCCGACGTCATTTGTCGCAACTTCAGGTCGTCCACGTTAAAGGCGATGATTTTTCCGTCTTGTGCCATGATTGGCTCCTTTCAAAATAAAAAAGGAGCCCGTAAAAGCTCCTTTGGTGCGGCGGTCAGGCCGATTTATGGACGTCTGGCAGCGGCTGCTACGTTAGCCAAAGTTGATAGTTGTTGACGATGTGGCACAGTTGCCGGTCGGCCTGGCCGAGGGAAAAAGGCGGTTGGATTGCGCGTGAGTAAAAGAATTTGTTGGCGCCGGAGGCGAAGGTTAGCGGTTGGTTGAGTAGCGCATAAATGGCGTATGACTTGGCCCAGGCCGTTGCGAAACTCTTGTATCGGCAGGTCACCTGAATCGTTGGCCGCTCGGTGGTGATGGTTTTCAGCGTGGTGAATCCGCCGGTTGGGACTATCAGAACGCCCTCTAAAATGTCGGTTGGGAACTGGCCTTTGAATAGCGTTGTCCCCACGGTCCCGATCCCTTGCGCGGCGAGGTATGTCGCGAGGTCGTCAAGCCATGCCGCCGTCGCTGCCATCAGAGATCGATTCCTTTCGCGAGGTCGTCGGCAAAGTAGGGCACCTCATCCCGAAGCGGTTGCTCCAGGAATTTGGCCTGGCCGCGTGGGTGCTTGATGTCCAGTCGCTCATGGACTTTGGCCGCGTGGGGCGCCGTGAAGCCGACAAAACTTGTGTGTCCAACCTGCCGGGTATAGCCGGACCGAATCAACTCCCCGGTGTCGATGGGCACGCGGGTCTTGGCGTCCTCCAGGAGTGCCTTGGAAACGCTTTTCATATTGGCTTTGGTGGCGTTCAGAATGCGCTTGTTCAGGGCCTCAAGCCGGCCGAGAACGTCTCCCACTCCCTCGACAGCCATCAGGCGTCCCGGCCCAACAAGGCGCGGAAATGGTGCAGGGTGCCGTTGCCGTCAACGTGCCTGGCAACCTCGGTGACGTGAAATGTCTCGCTCTCGATGGTGGCGCGGTCGTCCACGGAAACGGTGCTGGTTGGCGGAAGGTAAAGAACGGTTTGGCTGACCTTGGTTTCCCCTTGGTCCGTGCGGACTACCCGGTAAACTCTCTGCAGTCGGCAGCGGTGGGTGGCAGCGGCCCCATAACTGGCCTCACCGTATCCGTTGGGAGTGCTCTTTGGCTCGATGGATACGGTTTGATTTAGCAGGCTGAGGATGCTCATACAAAGGGCCACCAGTAGCCGTTCTGCCTCCGCGCAGTCTCCTGCCTACCGATAATCCGGCCCGAACGAGTAATCCACCCGCGCAGGTGCTTGAGAGCCTCCATATGGATGCCTGAAACCGGACCGGCTCCAGTTGCGCCACTGCCAGCGCCGTTGCCAAACGACTCGGAAAAGTCGCCCAGTCGGTGCTGCGTGATTCCCTGGGCGCCCTTGATCTGCGCCTCAGTACGTCCGCCATTGGTGGCGTTCTGCAGGATGGCCAGGGCTTGTTCGATTGTAGCCTTCTGAACCGCCACGGGGATTGTATTGGTGGCCTCGTCTTGGCAGTTGCGCGGGAACTGTAGGGCCTGCGCAGAGTCAACCTTGTAGCCACGCAACCGAAGCGCGTCAATGTCGGCCGTGGCCATAATCAGGGCCCGGCCCTTATCGTCGGTGCTGGCATCCGTCCAGGCCGTTACCGCCAGCCGGTTGTTGAACAGCGTGTCGGCGGCAGCAACGGTTAGATAACTGTTGCTGCTCGCCCCCCCAACTGTAGCGGTAACGGTGACAGCCATTTAGCGAACCTTGCTTTCGCGGAGAATGGCGGCGACATCTTTGGGCACATCGTAAGCGCGGCCACGGGGCAGCGTCATGCACAGGCCGTTGATGCCCACGAATCCATCAGGAATCGGCTTCTCGGCGTCGTCGGGCTTGTAAAGGTCGATTTGCACGCGGGGCTGCAGTAGCAGTCGAACCGCGTGCACGTCGCGAGGCTTACTGGCCAGATAGGCCAACACGGGCTCCTCTTGCGGGTCAAATTTCTCGCCCAGGTCGAACGACAGAACGAGTCGCTTGATCTCCTGGTCCTGGGCCATAATGGCGGACTCGTCAATCGGGAAACAGCGTGCCGTCTCGGCGCGACGAGCGAATGCCTCGACAAGTTGTTCGCGGACCGATTTGGGGGCCAGTTCGGCCAGTGCCGATTGAGAGTAGCTTTCTTTTGCCATGGATTCCTCCAGATTTAGTCAGCGGGCCGGCGACAGTTTATGCCGCCGGCCCGCTGCTTTTAGCTGACCGCGTGTTCGATGCGAACAGCGCAGTTCTCGTTGAGGCGCTTGACGATGTTGGAAACCTTCCATCCGACCGTGCCCCGCTGATTCAGTGGGTCGGAGCTTCCCGCGCTACCCAAAGGCTTCACGAAAAACTCGACAACTTCCGACGAACCAGGGGCGCCGGACATCATTTTCTGACCTCCGGTGTTGTCTTCCCATTTGCCCGTGCCGAAGTAGTGTTGGCCCATGACCAACGAGGAATAGACGTCGATCCCGGAGTCGCCAGCGCCAGCGAACACCTTGGTATTCGTGCTGCGCAGGAAGCGGGTGCCGTTCCATCTTCCCTCTTCGCCAGAATAGATTTTAGCGCCGCCGGCATACTGGTCGGGGGTCTTCCAGTTGTTGTCGGAGCG